CCCTAAGCGGAAACTCAACCGTGCTAGACCGGCCTCCAGGTTATCTAATAATATGTTCATCTGCAGGATTGCCCCTTCAAGCCTATTCAACTCTTCCCAGTCAATAAATGGGCCGTTGTCAAAAAATCTGACTGTCGGCCCATAATCCTGCGTAAATATATGTTTGTTTATAGTATCCAGGTTCTGCTCAAACAGGTTCCATTCATCAGCATGGTAATCCGTTCGATAGCCTATTTTATCAGCTCCCATGTCCTGCACCAGGAAGGCGGCATACAGTTCTGAAGCACGTTCGTTTAGGAATTCCAGATTATTTTTTATCCGGTTGTAATCCTCAATATTAACCGGATCGGTAGGCTGCCAATTGGTCTTTGGTGCATGCCATTTTGTCACACCCACCGTTTTATCTGCAATAGTAACATTCCCGCCATCATCATAAGCAGATACCCGCAGGTTGTATTCTCCGGCTTTTTCAGGCGCTTCATGGCTGCCGGTATATAAATCGTTCCCTACGGCATCAAGCTGTCTCTGTGAGCTGTTGAAAGCAGACTCAACCCGTTCTATCATTATGCAGCACCACCTTTCTCGCCTTCATCTGGCCGCTCCATCCGCCGGAATACTTCAGCGTATTTTCATAACCGCGAATCATGGGCGCATCCCTCTCCTCATCCTGTTTAAGGTAAAATAAGTCATGAGCATCTATCCGGGGATCGCCACGGGTTTTAAGCGTATACTCCACGTCCCCCATGTAATACTCTGCAAGCCATTCCTGCAGGTCTTTGGCCTGCTCCACGGTGCTTATCAGCGGATTCTTCCACTCAACCACCTTCCCTGATTGGTTATGCTGAACAGTATAATAATTTTCATCCGTCAGGTATTCACGGCCGGTAAGGCTGTACTTCACAACGGTCTCGGCAGATAATCCGCTGAAGCGCAGAACAGCATAATAATTACTGCTGTCCACAATCTGACAGCTCACGTTTTCATTATCCACCACGGTCGCCACCAAGTCATAACTGGCCGCCGTAAAATAGACTGTATATTCTGGATTCTCCGGTGATATACTTATTTCTTCTGATTTAAGTCCTTTGCTTTCTTCATTTTCCCGATAAATTGTTCTCTTTATAGAAATTTTCTGAACTTTTTCTGTTCTCTTTCCAGTTACGAACAGCAGCATCCCGCCGCCATAGGTCAGCGTATAGTCCGTAATGTCGCCAATCAAGATATTGTCCACCGTTATCCGGCTGTTGGGATGTCCGCGGGTAAACACAATCTCCATCCGGTCAAAAAGTTGCATCTGTTCCTGTGTCTCGTATACCAACTCCGGTGCCGTTACCGTCCACTCGGCCACTTTCACACCAGCATTATATGTCCGTATCTGAAATTCTTCCGGGGCAACATTCCTGAATCGAATCAGCAATCCGTAAGCAACAAATGCCGCCTCCAAATCTATCGTAATCACTGGCGGTTCCTGAAACATGCCGTTTTCATCTGCTATTCCGCTGCTGATAAATCCTGTGTTGAGATAATCCCCGTCCCGTGGCATAAAATAAAGGCTGCCGTTGGCCACTGAGAAATCATTACTCTGCAGGGCGTAGGCATCCTTTTTTTCATCTTTCAATATTTTAGCCACATGGCTGTATTCCGTTTCCCCGTTGGATGCCGCCGTCATATCTGGTATGAAGGAGCTGCGAATCTGGATACTACCGTCCCGACTCTGCATAAGGGAACAGCGGCCGGCATTCGCGATCATCTGCAGCGCTTCCGTATGCTTTACCACAGGTATCGGATTATATACCATTACCTTTTTCAGATATGGATCCAGGTAATACTCTTCCACGCCGGCATCCCGGAATACATCCTCAGCCAGGTCATATAGGCTGATACCCTGCGGCATATGTCTTCCGCGCCGGTATGTCCCATCCAGGTAATCAAATACATCCGTGGCCGTGAACTTGGCTTTCTGCTCATCCGCAGACCATGATTTCAAGTAACTGTTCTGCGGCGGCAGCCACTCTATGCTTCCGTCATCCAACTCATAACCAAACTTGACATTCACAGCCTGGCCTATCTCCATAAAAACCAGGGCGCTGTCCGGGTTATCCGGATTGTAATAGCCGTCGTAATTATTGACCGTCAGGGATACGTCCCAGCTTGGCAGGCTGTCAGTGATTGGGGATACATGCTCTTTCATGCTGTAAGATATCACCTGAGAGTCAGTAAAGGTATTGGCTATCCCACACACAAATTGGTATATCCGCAGCCTTCCCTGACCGTTCACCATCCGGGAAGGGGTTATCCGGAAATAAGATGTCCCCCGAAACACATCCTGTGTTGACCAGTAGGATTTCGTATTTCCGTTGTAGGAATGCACGCCCTGGTCGTTCTCAATCACAAAATCTGTGGGATAACACTCACCGAAATCTATTGTCAGCCCCTTGATATCCAGCCCCGTCACGCCGCCGAAGCTGATATACACCGTCCCCAGTAAATCCTCCGTTACAATTCCCTGTGAAAAAATCACCTTCTTGGGGTCCCGTGGAAGAAAATATTTCTTGCCGTCAGCCAGCGTAAAGTCCTGTTCAGCCGTTGCGTAAATATGGTCTACGGCTGTTCCTGTAAATGGGGCATCCGCATCTGAAAAGTATGTGAACCGGTTTCGGTTATCAGCTGCCCCAACATGCTTCTGCGCTTCGGAATTGATTACTCCAATATACACATTGATATGCCCGGGATTACGGAAGATGCTGTTCATGGACTGCTTATACTGCTTACTTACATTTTGCATCCCTATACCCCGCAATCTATAATGTTTACTTTACAATTCACATAAGTGGTAGGCTTCCCATCCTTATCCACCCAGTAAGGCTCTGCTGACCGGTCCCCTGGATACATTTTGAGAGATATATACTCATCTGTCACCGGGTCAGGAAATGTCACCGTTGCGAAAAAATTAGAAAATGCCTGCAATATGAATTTCCACTGCTTGGTAGTCAGCATCGGCCAGACAAGCGCGTTAATTTTATACTGGTCACGGCCGATCCGCTGCGCAACCACCTCGGCCTTTGCGTTCCTTGTGCTGTCAACCGGTGTGGTAACAATTATATTGCATCCACGGGCCGGATAGGGAAACTCTACTCCCTTCACGTAGATATACGCCATTTTCTCACTTCCTTCCAATAAATAGGGGACACCCGAAGGTGCCCCATCATTACGTAAAAACTATTCCATTTCTTTTGTTTCGTTCACTCAAAGCTTCAAGACCTTCTCTGGTATCAAATACGACGATACCTTCTTTTTCAAGGATCGCCTGAAGTATTTTCATTATCTGGGTAAGCATAGAAATCACATCCTGGTTTGCTACCGATACACCTGATGCTATACCCTGTATAATCTGGTCGTTATTGGCTACTGCTGTTCGTCCTCCCATCGTGCCTACCAGTTCCGGGCCTGCTTCATTTGCGATAAAAATGCTTCCCTGTTCAGGAAATCCGCCTGTTGCGAATGTAGGAAGTTTACCTATACTGAAAGTGCCTCCTTCGAAAAGAGTAGCACCCATTACCACTAAAGGCTCGATGGTAAACGTGAGTTTTTTATTCAACCATTCCGCAAAACGATTCCATATGCTTTTCACTCCATCAACGGCAGCATTCCAGGTTGTTTCAAATGCTTCCTTTACTCCGGACATTGCATCCACCCACCGTTTTTTGGTAAACCAGGGCTCAACATCCTCCTTCCACCATTTTACGATGCCCAGGGTATTCCACCATGTCTTTACTTCCGCCCACTTGGTCTGAAGAGATAGTTTTATCTGCTCATATAATTTTGACCACCTCTCAGCAGTAAACCACGGTGCAACGTGTTCGTCCCACCATACTACAATTGCTGAGTTATCCCACCATTCGGTAATTTCATTCCATTTCGTTTCCAGGGATAGCCGGATATTTTCGTACAACTCTGACCACTTTTCTTCCGTGAACCACGGAGCCACGCTTTCATCCCACCAGGTAACAAGAGCGGTATTGTTCCACCACTCTGTTACTTCACTCCATTTGTCACTAAGAGAGGTTTTTATATTGTCGTATATTCCTGACCATTTCTCTGATGTGAACCACGGTGCCACATTGGTTTCAAACCAAATAGATACGCCATCCCATTTCTCAGACCAATAACTTTTTATGTTGCTCCAAGTATTAGAACAGGTCTGATCGAAGCTGGTAAACCAGGAATCAAATTCCTGCTTTTCTTCTCCTCTTGCTTTTCTGTTACTTTCCTGCCATTCTGCCAGTTTATCCTTAAGCCCCTGCCCCCATGTAGAGTCAGTCCAAATATTGTAGGTTAAAAAGTCCTTAGTTTTTTGTTTAGACTCTTCCAAGTCCATATCATAAGCTTTCCAGGGACTAAAATCGCTGTTTTCACGGTTGTTTTTCTGCCAATCTGTAAAACCGTGTTCGTTAATGTATTCAATATCCTTTTTCCATTGGTTTACAGCTTCAAATCCAGTCATAACCAAGGTGATACCGGCAACCACAATCCCCATAGCCTGCAAGGAGGCCATGTTCGTTGCTAAAAAGGTAACTGCCTTTGCCGCGGCACTTCCCGCCTCGAACAATAGGAATGCTTTTGCCAGGGACTCAATGGCATCTGCCACATCTTCAGCCTCAATACCTTCCAGTGCGTTTCCTATATCTTCAAGGATTCCCGCCAGCCATTCACTGTTCAGAACATCCGCCACCAAGTCTGAAAACCGCTGTAAAAATAGAAGAAGCCCTTCACCCACTGTTTCCGCGAATGGTTCAAGCTTGTCCCAGAAATCAGATAAATTTTCTCTGATTTTTTCCCAGTCAACCTTTTCATTAAATTCTGTTAAAATATCAAGCAGTTCCGGAAGTCCCTTTTCCATTGTCCACTTGCCGAGCGGTAAAAGAACCTGAGTGTAAAAGTCCTCAAAAATCCCACTTATGGCATCCACCACCGGCTTCAGAGAATCCGTAAATTTTTCAAAAGCTTCCAGCAGATGGCCAAAATCCAGTTTATTGGACCACTCAACAGTCGCATCAGCGGCGTTTCTGATATGCTCTACTACAATCGCAAAAATATCCCTGATATTCTCCAGAATATGAAGGCCTGTCTGGTTCTCATTCCAGGCATCCCGGAAATTACGCGCAAGGTTTCCAACAATAAGGCCGATGTCCCCAATAATATGCAGCACATCGGATAACATGTCTATTGTCTCTGCCTGGTTCCATACCGTCAGGAAGTCCTCTCCGATATCGCTAAACAGTCTCTTGACCTCATTCAGCGCGTATTTCCATGAGTCCATAACGAACTTGCCTTCGCGGTTCCAAGCCTCTTTAAAAGGCCGGAAAAGCTTCCCGAAGATATCCTTAATCTTCTTCGCCAGGTCTTTGTACTTGCCTTCCACCTCCACGGTTTCAAACATGTCGGAAGGGGATACGCCTCCCGCTCCGCCGCCAGAGTCCTGCTTCTGCTGGATGACATTCAGCTCATCAATGCCCAGCGTTGCATTTTTGATATCCTTTGCCGCCTTTTTGGCCGCGCTCCCGATCTTGTCCAGGCTGGCTGCATAATCCTCATTGATGCCTACTGCCTGTATTACAGTTCCTTTTCCAGTTAAGGCTGCAAACAATTGTCCTATCGCATTCGCAGCCGTTACGGCAAGTTGGATAATCTGATTCAGAACTGGAGCAAATATATTTAATGCCGGTGCTGCCGCAACCGCAAATGCATTCTGTAACTGGAGCAGGCTGGAATGCAAAAGGGACAAAGACTGGTTTGTCGAATCACTGTACTGTGCCAGATTCTCAAAACCTTTCTTTGCCCCTTCAATGGTGCTACGCATGATTTGCCTTATCAGCATTAGTTTGAACATATTTCCCAACCGAAAGATGCTCTTTGACAACTTGTCGGCGCTGAATCGGCAGCCATCCGCGGCGCTCTTATGCTTATGCAGGCCAGCCGTAACTCCTGCAATTTTCCCCTTCGCCTTATCCAGCACGGAAGAAACGCCACTCATGGCTTTCCGGAAGCGCTCCATACCGGAGGCTCCACCGCTGCCGGCTTTTTCAATCCGTTCCTGGGTCTGGGCGGCTTCCCCGCGGAGACGGTCAAGTTTCTGCGTAGCAAGTTCCAGTTCCGCGGTAAGCTTCTTCACTTCTGCTGTGCTTTCCGGGTTCATCCGGGCTTCTTCCAGCTTCCGGTTAAGGTCTATTACCTTATTTTCCAGTTCGTCATACTTCGGGTTTAGCTCATCTATCTTCCGTATAACTTCGTCGAGTCCATAAGGTTTTAGCCCCTGCTCCTCCTGATAACGCAGTTCAGACAGCTTAGACAGCAGCGGCTGCATTTCCTTATCCGCAGTGGCCATTGCCTTCTCCGCCTTCTTCAATTCTGACTCAAGGAATGCAATAGAACCATTCCTTGCCCCGCCGCTGTTCATGGCATCCAGCTTATTCCTCAGATTTTCCACCTTTGCGGCCTGCGCATTAATCGCCTCTGTCTGCTTATTCAGTTTATTGGTGAGGGCATCAACTTCTTTTCCCGCGGCTCCGGTGGTCACCTTGTTAATGGCATCATGGATACGGTCCGTACACTTATTAACCGCTGCAGTAACCTTCTCAGTTTTGGCTTTTACTGCGTCAATCTCCTTTTTGTAGGCTTCTGCCTTGGCTTCGATAACTACTTGCAGCCTTTCCAGCGTTGTACCTTCTGCCATTATGGTTCACCTCCTTTGGCTTCCCGGAGCCGGGCGTTATGTTCCGCCGCCGCAGCTCTCAGACGGGCATTACGCTCGTTCAGCTGCTTCTGGTATTTCTCTTTTTCCGAATTCGGGAACAGTTTTGGATAATAGTCCTCAACCGTTCTGAGCGGATGC